CGTCAGGACCAAGGCGGCAGCCAGCCAGGTCAGGCCGGCCCGCCACGTAGTCGGCCAGCGCATCGCGCTGCGCCGCGGAGGATTCGTCCAGCGCATCGATCTGCTCCTGGTGCTGCAGCGACAGCCGCTCCATGCGCGTGGCGGCCGTCCGGAAGTCCTGCGCGATATCCACGCCGCGCTTGCGCAGCTGGTTCGCCGCGAAGTGCAGCGACTCCACCTGGAGCCGCAGCTCGTCGCGATCGAGCTGGGCCTGCTGGCCCTGCTGCCACTCGATGCCGGCCCAGAGGCCAGCGGCGCCGGCCGCAATGGACGCCACCGCCAGCACGGTCAGGCTTCGGCCCAGCCGCGTCACGCCGAACCATGCCGCCACGCTCATGGGCACACCGCCTCGCCGGGCCAGCCGGCGGCGATGTAGGCAGGCTCCAGCCGCAGCAGGATGCGCTGCACGTACGTGCGATTTTCCCGAAAGGCCCACCCCGCGCGAGCGGAGTGGGCCTCGACGTGACCGAACCAGCGAGCCGGATCGGCGCCCGACGCCGACGCTCGGTTCTTGTCGCGCGAGATCCACCCCAGGCCGCCGTTGTAGGCGCTCAGGGTGAAGGCCCAGCGATCGCAGGCGCTGGCCCCGGTCACCCGGTCGTAGAGGAAGCGGTCGTAGATCGCCGCAGCGCGAATGCCCTGGCGTGGGTCCCACGGATCGAACTCGCCCAGCTGCTCGGGAAAGCGCTGCGCGATCCACTCCGCGGTGCTCGGCATGAACTGCGCGATGCCCACCGCGCCAGCGCGCGAGTGCGCCTTGGGGCGCCAGAGCGATTCCTGGTGCAGCTGCGCGGCCAGGCGCGCGCTGCTGCCGTCGACGCCCCATTCCTCGGTGACCACCTGCTCGACCCAGAGGCGGTACATGGCCGCCTGGGGAGGAACGGCGACTGGCTCTGCGGCTCGGGCCGGCATGGCGATGCAAGCACAGATGATCAGGATCATTGCCAGGCAGAAGGCCGGGCTGCCCCAGCCCGGCGCCCGCAGGTCCACAAACCTTTGGAGAAGGCGCGCGAACACAAACGCGCAGAACAAGAGCCCCAACTTGAAGGCAAGGATGATCATCAGAAGCTCTGGACTCACGGCATCAACCCCGCCGCGATCATCGCTGCCCCGATCAGCGTGGCCTGGCGCGTCTGCGCCATCGCCTGCTCGATGCCCTCCAGCGCGCCCGGGCGGCGAGTGAAGGCAGCCACGTCCACACCGAAGCCGATCACCGCGGCTGCCGCGAGCTTCGAGACGATCCACAGGTAAGCCCCGCCCTTGGCGGGGTTCAGCTGCACCACCACGATCAGGGCGACCACGCTGACCAGCGCCCAGGGCCACATCCGACCCAGCTCGCTCAGCGTCTGCGCGGCGTGGATGAAACGGTCTTTGAGGGCCACTGTCCGCTCCTTGAAAGGACCGGCAGCAGCGCGAGGCTGACTGCCGGTCTCAGGTCAGGCGACAGGGGATCGCCCGCAGGGACAGCGTGACGTTCGCGTCGCGCGAGGTCTTGTGGCCGAGGCCAAAGGTATCGCGCTCGCGCGCGTGCGAAGGTGGCTCGACCAGAGTCGCAGAGAACCGTCGCGTGAGCAACGTGGTAGCACTCACCAACCCAGGCCCGGACCTGGCCAAGAAGCTCCGTCAGATCGCCGACCGCATCGACGCGGGCGAACTCGCCCCGCGCAACGGCCTGGTCGTATTGCTCACGCGCGAGGGCGACAACGAGTGGACCAAGGTGGTGCCGCTGGTCTCCCCGGCCTGGACCAGCGAGCTGCTCGGCATGATCTCGCTGGCGCAGGGGCACATCTTTGGCGACACGCTGACGGAGGAGTGATTCGATGATCCTGCTGCTGGCCGTTGAACATGCCGATCCGGCCTGAGAACCGCGCGCGCTATCCGAAGGACTGGCCGCTGCGCAGCCGCTTCGTCCGGTTCGTGCGTGCGCGCGGCCTGTGCGAGTGGTGCGGCGCTCGCCACGGCGAGCCGCATCCGATCACCGGCAGCACCGTGGTGCTCACCACCGCGCACGTCCACGACGACAGGCCCGAGGCCGCCAGCCTGCTCAACCTGGCCGCGCTGTGCCAGCGCTGCCACAACCGCCACGACAATCCGAAGCGTCGCGCTGGAATCCGAGCGCGCGCCATCGCTGCCAGCGGGCAGCTCGACCTCTGGACACAGTGAGCAGGACTGAGGCGCTACTGCCAGGCGCGGCCGGCCACCGCACGAAAGTACTGGGCGACGCCGAACGCCACCACGGACAGCGCGGCCAGGAGGAAGAACAGCGCATTCGACTGCAGCATGCCCGCGCCGAAGGCAGCCGCCAGTGCCAGCGTCGCGCACACGTTCGCCAGGCGCGCCCGCTGCATGCCGGCGGCATAGCGCGCGGCACGCTCGCGCATCGGGCGGAAGGCCGCGTCCAGGTCGAGGCGGGCCGGAGCGTGCGCCGAGCGATCGGTGCGCTGGGCTTGCGAGAAGTGGCGCTGCATGGCGCGCAGGATAACCAATTCTTCCGGCGGCCGAATCCAGCGCCATAGCTCGTTCAGCACTACTCCCAGCGCGGCGCCGAGCAGCAGCGTCAGTGGATCGAGGCTGTCGAGCCAGGCGGTCATCGTTGCTTAGGCCTACGCGCCGATGGCGGCGTTGGAGGCTCTAACTCGGTGTGCGACGCAGGAAGCGCCGGCACCCAAGGCAGTAGCACTCGTCCTCATCATCGCGAGGCGCCACACGATTGCTGATGGAAACCACTCGTTGATGCTCTGGGTGCAAACACTCTTCGTCGGCGCAGTCCATTGGCTGTCCACACCTCTCGCAATTTGGTGCCGCCGTACCGAGTGGCCGGGACGTGCCGACCTCGCATGTACTGCACCAGTAATCCGTTCGCTTCCTAACCCAGCCCATCTCAACCCGCCTCGTTGGTTCGTCGTCCTATACGAAAATTCCTTAACCGACGCCCGTAGAAAGCGATCAGGACGCAAAGCCCCGCCCAAAACAATCCGACCCCAGCTAGCTTGCGTGGCCAGTCATTGGAAAAGGCACCGGGCGGAAGGTCTGCCACGTGAGGCGAGATTCCAACCAGAATTCCGGCCAGGGCAAGCAATCGCATCACGGTGAAGGCATCCGCCAGCCACGGCGGCGGAGAGCCGCAGTGCGGGCAGTTGATGATGATGGATCCGATGGCGATGCCGTGCTTCGATCGAACAAAGTTCATGCTCGCTTCCCCCAAGTAGGTCTCTCGCAGGACAACTCGGAATTCGACGCGCGAATCGATCAACCCTTGTCGGGCTTCATGTCATGGGCTCCGCCGTGGATCGAGCCGATGTTGAGCGAGCCGGCCTTGTTGCCCTTGACGATGTTGGTGTGGCCGCTGGACGAGCCACCCAGCGCCAGTACCTGGAGCATGTCCAGGGCTTGCTTGCGCTGGAGCTCGCCGAGGGCGCGGTAGCGCTTGAGGAGCTTGCGCTCGTCGCTGGGCAAATCCGTCGACGTCGACGCATTTGAACCCTCGCGGCGTCCGGTAATGACGTAGAGCACGTCAACGCCAATCCCAGCCAGCGCTGCCAGTTTTATGGCGGGCGGACTCGACATGCCGTTCTGCCAGTCGATCACCGTGTTCTTCTTCGCGCCAGCCAGCTCTGCGAACTGGGGGATCGTGAACCCCAGGCGCTCCCGTTCCTCTTTGAGCCTCTCGCCAAGCACGGATATTTGGACCACGAAGAGGGGTTGACAGGTCCGGAAATCCGGACCATCCTTGTTCCCGCCTGAACGTAGGCGGAAACAAAGGATACGCCCCAATGCCTCACCTGCCACCCCCCGGCCTTGAACTGGTCCGCGCGGTCCGGGCCGGCTTCACGGCCAAGGGCACCACGATGGGCCGGTGGTGCCGCGAGAACGGCCTGCATGATCAGAACGCTCGTGCCGCCCTGCTGGGCGGCTGGAACGGCCCCAAGGGCCGGGCGCTGCGCGAGCGACTGATCGCGGCTGCGGGACTCAACGAGCCCGAGATCGCCAAGGCCTTCGGAAAGGCCAGCCGCAGGGCAGCGGCATGAAGCCCTCCGCCCTTCGCCCCGGCATCCAGGTGCGCCGCCGCGATCGCAGCGATGCGCCGGTGCTGAACTTCATCTGCCGCGAATCAGCCCGCCGGCAGTCGGTCCTGCGCAGCTCGGTCTACGAGGGTCAGAACGGGCCCGACGACGACGGCCGCGTCGTGGTCAGCGACTACGACATGAGCCGCAAGTTCGAGCGGGTGACGGCATGAGCGCACCGTTCTCCTGGGACACGCACACGCCGCCTGCCGGCTGGGCTACCCGACGCCCTGCAGCTGCTCAGCCAGCGTCCCTAGCAGCGCGGCTGCGCCGTGCTCTCGGCTCCGTGTGGCTGCGCCTTGCGCGCCGGCCAACTGCCTGAAGAGGTCGTCCATGTTCAGCACGCCCGCTTCGTTGAGGGTAAGCACCAGGGCCTGGTACGCGTACGGCAGCGCCAGGGCCTTCTCGTCCGCCGGTGTGATCGGCTCGTTCATGGGGGTTGCTCCTTCGTCAGTGGTTGGCGCCGCACGCGCCACTGCCGAGGGTAGCAACCCCCGCCTTGGGGGTACGGCATGAGCGAACAGCCCAGCCTCACCGCGCGCCTGTTGCGCGCGCTCGCCGGCAACAGCTACCGCGGACTGCGCCTGGCGCAGGTGGCCGGCGCGGTGGGCGAGTCGCCCTCCACCACGCTGCGCGCCCTGCAGCGCCTGGCCGGCGATGGCCTGGTCGAGCTGATCGACCCCGACGGCGCGGGATCGCACTGGCGCCTGGGACGCCTGGTGCTTCAGATCGCGCACGCCCACCACGCCGAGCTGGAGCGCGAAGAGCAGCGCCTGCGCGAGTTCCGACACAACACCACCCGCACCCCCACCTGAAAGGAAAACCCATGCCCCGAGGAAGGAAACCCGATGCTCCCGCGCCGAGTGCCGCGCCCGAGCTGCTGCCGCACGACACCCAGGCCATTGCCGAGCTGCACCGCGCCAGCGAGGCGGTGGTGGTGGAGTTCGGCGACGGTCTGCCCTGGCACGCGGATCATTATGAGGCCGAGATCCGCGGCGAGCTGCGCCGCGGCTGCGAGAGCTTCCTGCGCGCCGGCCGGCTGCTGGTGGTAGCGCGGCAGTGTGCGACGCATGGCGAGTGGTCGGGGATGCTGGATCGGCTGGGGCTCGACCGCACCCACGCGCACCGGATGATGGAGGCTGCCAAGCGCGTGGCAAATGTTGCGACGTCGCAACATTTGATCGCCGCCGCCAAGTCCCAGGGCAAGCTGATCGAGCTGCTGAGCCTCCCCGAGGACCAGTTCACCGAGCTGGCCGAGACCGGCGAAACGGCCGGGCTGGACCTTGACGATGTCGCCGGCATGACCGTGCGCGAGCTGCGCGACGCGGTGCGCGAGGCGCGGGCGGACATCGCTGCGAAGGAAGAGGTGAGCGCGGCCAAGGAGCGCAAGATCGAGCGCCTCACAGCCGACTTGGCCAAGGCCAAGCGGCAGCGCGCCCGCGCGACACCCGATGAGGTGGCGGCCGAGCTGCGCGAGCGGCTCATGGGTTCGGTGATGCAGGCGCGCGCGGATCTGTTCGGACGCGGGGACGATGCCGACACGCTGCGCGAGCGAATCCGCGAGCTGCGGGAATGGGCCGCGGAGAACGAGCAGGACGACGAGCACGTGCCGCACATGGCCGGTGTCATCGCCGAGCTGATCCACGGGCTGGTGATTCTGCGCGACGAGTTCGGCTTGCCCGAACTGGCGCCGAAGGGCTGGCAGCCCGACCCGGCAGCACGGAGCTGACCATGAACCCGGCCCTGGTCGAGGAGCTGCTCGCCGTGGCCAAGGCTGCCGAGGCCGCGGGCCACGGCGGCAAGGTTGCCGTCTATGCCGATGCCGCGAATCGCCTCGGCATCAGCGTGCCCACGCTCTACGCGCGCCTTCGGGCCGTGCGGCTCCCGAAGCCGCGCAAGCGGCGGGCGGATGCCGGCGCGCATGCACTATCCCGCGAAGATGCCTACCTGGTGGCAGCGGTGGTTGAAGAGACCCGCCGTCTGACTGGAACCGGCGCGGCTCCGCTGGAACAGGTGCTGGCGATCCTGCGAGCGAACCGCCCCGGATTCGCGAGCCGAATCGACGAAGACTCAGGGGAGCTGATTCCGCTCAGTGCCTCTGCAGTACGGCGCGCAATGCGCCACCACGGATGCCACCCGGAACAGCTGGCCCAGCCTTCGCCGGCTGCCAAGGTTGCCAGCCCGCATCCGAACTGGTGCTGGCAGATCGACGCGTCGCTGAGTCGGCAGTACTACCTGGCCGAGGATGGGACCCAGGTGCTGGATCAGCGGCAGTTCTACCAGGGCAAGCCGGGCAACCTGGCGCGCATCAATGATCGTCGCCTGTGGCGCTACGTGGTCACGGATCACGCCAGCGGCTACCTGTACGTGCACTACGTCCAAGGCGCCGAGAGTACGGCCAACCTGCTGTCGGCGCTGATACACGCGCTATCGCCGCGCAGTGGCGAGGCGATGCATGGCGTTCCGCACTACCTGGTCACCGATCCGGGCCCAGGTACGCGTTCACAGGTGTTCCAGAACTTCCTGGCTGTGCTCGGCATCTTCCACATCCTGGCCGGCGAGGCGCGAGCCAAAGGCCAGGTCGAGGACGGGAACAGCATCGTCAACACCCACTTCGAGGCAATGCTGCGCTTGCGCGCCCCGGTGGCCTCGGTGGCAGAGATGAACGCGCTGGCCGCCGACTGGTGCCGCGCCTACAACGCCACGGCGGTTCATGGCCGACATGGGCAGACGCGGCGGGATGCCTGGCTGCGCATCACGCCCGAGCAGCTTCGTATGGCGCCCTCGGTGGAGACCCTGCGCGCATTGGCTGCCAGCACGCCGAAGGAGTGCACGGTGCGGGACTACCGCATCCGCTTCCGCGGTGCCGTGTGGGACGTAACTGGACTGCCTGGCGTGATCAACGGCGCCAAGGTCGAGGTCCTGTTCAACCCCTACGACGAAGACAGCGTGCGGGTGCTGCAGCAAGGCGCGGATGGTCGGCCGGCGCACTTCCTCGCGCCGCGGGTTCAGGTCGACTCCTTCGGCTTCGAGGCGGGCGCCGCGATCTTCGGGCAGTCCTTTCAGCAGCCTGCGCAGACGCCGACCGATGTCGCCCGCAAGGAGATCGAGCGGCTCGCAATGCAGGCCGGCACCGACGCCGAAGCCAAGGCCAAGCGCAAGACGAAGGCGCTGCCGTTTGGCGGCGAGATCGACCCGCTCAAGCACATTCGCGAGGCTGTGACGCAGCTGCCGCCGGCTCTGCCCCGCGCGGGAACGCCGTCCACTGTCGAGGCTCCAGCTGAAGTAGCCCCGGTGCCTCGCGTGCCGATGACGCGGCCCAACTACGAACCCCGCGTCCTCGGCCACGTCGAGATGGCGCGCGAGCTGCGCCATCGCATCGAGCAGCGCGGCGGCGCGTGGGATCCGGGCTACTGGGCGCGCATGGCTGCGCTGTGGCCAAACGGGGTGACTGAAGAGCAGCTCGACGCCTGCACGGTGCAGCTGCTGCGCGGCGGCCTGCAGGTGGTCGGAGGTGGCGCATGAGCCGGCCGCTGCGCCTGAAGGCGCTGCTGCGCGACGCCGGCATCGCCCAGGCCGAGCTGGGGCGGCACCTGGGCCTTAGCCCCACCAGCGTCAGCCACCTGCTCGGGCAGGGCAAGTGGCCCAAGGATCGCGCGGCCTGTGCGGCGCGGATCGAGGAGTTCCTGGCAGCGCGCGGCATCGAGGGCACCCGCGCGTTGGAACGAGAGACCCCGCCGCGTAGGCGCGCGGCGGGGTCGAGTGTCCCAACCACTGACGCAATCGGAGACGACAACATGGTACTGCGGAAGCAACGAATCAACGAGAAGGCGCGCAAGCACTTCGAGCTGGGCCGCGATCCCTTCGGAGAATGCCGCGAGGCCGCCGACCTGTTCCTGAGCGCCAGCATCCGCTACGTGCGCGAGGCGATGCTCGACAAGGTCCGGCACGGCGGCATGCTGGCCGTGATCGGCGAAAGCGGCAGCGGCAAGACCACGCTGCGCGAAGAGCTCACCGAGCACGTCGAGCGCAGCCTGCCGGGCACGCTGCTGATCCAGCCCTGGGTGGTGGCGATGGAGGACGCGGACGGCCGCGGTAAGCCGCTTCGCGCCCTGCACATCGCCGAGGCCGTCATGACGGCGGTGGCGCCGCTGCAGGCGCTCAAGAGCAGCCCCGAGGCGCGCTTCACCCAGCTGCACAAGGCGCTGCGCGACAGCAGCCGGACGGGCAACCGCCACGTCATCGTGATCGAGGAGGCGCATGCCATCCCGGTGGCCACGTTGAGGCACCTCAAGCGCTTCCTGGAAATGAAGGACGGTCTGCGCCCCTTGCTGTCTGTGATCCTGCTGGGCCAGCCCGAGCTGGCGGTGAAGCTGAGCGAGCAGAACCCCGAAGTGCGCGAGGTGGTGCAGCGCTGCGAGGTGGTGCACCTGCCGCCGCTGGACGATCAGCTGGGTGAGTACCTGCGCCACCGCTTCGCGCGCGCCGGCAGCGACCTGGCGCGGGTGCTGGACGCCACCGCGATCGACGCGGTGCGGCGCACCCTGAGCCAGTCGCGTAGCCGCGGCTCGCTGCTGTATCCGCTGGCGGTACACAACCTGCTGGCCGGTGCGATCAACGCGGCGGCCGAGCTGGGCGCGCCGCGGGTCACGGCCGACCTGGTGCAGGTGTCATGAGCGCCGCCACGTCTGCCAGCAAGGCCTTGCTTGAGCTGTTCAACGACGCTCTAAGCCCGCAGGGCCTCGACACCGTGTCGCTGGCCGAGCAAATGCTGGACCGGCTGACTGACCTGCCGAACCGGAACGAGCAGCTGCTGATCCTGCTGACTCTCACCCAGGCCGTGGGCTACGCGATCGCCGAGGTCAGCCTGGTCGCAGGCGCAGAGGGCAGCCATCCGGAGGTCCTGCGATGAGAAACCTCATCCTGACCCTGCTCACCGGCACGCCCTGCGTCGACTTCTGCACCGATGTCGACGCGAATCAGCGCCGTGCCAACCGGCAGCGCCTGACCCGATACGAGGAGCGCCTGGACGCTTGGCTGAAGCAGCCCCGCGCCTGGAGCGGCGACCCGCTCGATCCCGACGCGGAGCAGGTCGATCTCGATCCGCTCAAGGTCGAGAAAGACCTGGTGCTGCGCACGGAGGCCGGCCAGCAGCTGCGCCGCCGGCTTTGTGGTCTGTGGGCGCGCGATCCCTGGGGCCGCGAGCCGCCGCCGCCCGATATCGCGCAGGCCTTTGCCGACTGGCTGCGCAGCGGCCCACAGCCCGCACCGCGCGCGGTGCTGCGCCTGGCGCACCGAGGCTAGCCGTGCAAGGCGCCCTCCTGCCCCGCGAGATCACGCCCGAGACTGTGCTGGACGCACTGCAGGGCTGCCGCGGGCGCGGCAAGGGCGCGACGGCCGCGTACCTGTGCTGGGCCATCTGTGGCCAGCAGGGTCCGGCCGAGCTGCGCCGGCTGCGCCAGGTGGTGGAGCAGCTGCGCTCGGAAGGGCACCGCATCTGTGCCCACCCGACGCAGGGCTACTACCTGGCCACCACGCCGGAAGAGCTGGACGACACCTGCGAGTACCTGTTCGCCCGCGCCATGACATCGCTGCGGCAGATCAGCGCGATGCGGCGCGTGGCGGTCCCCGACCTTCGCGGGCAGCTGCGGCTGCCCACCCTGGAGAACCCTCATGCAGTTGAGCAACCCGAATAACGCGGCGCTGTGCCGCGCCCTGGCCCAGGGCCTTGGCGCCCTGCACACGCTGGACGACATGGGCTTCCGCGTGCGCAGCATCGCGGCCGAAGGCCGCAACCTGGTCATCGAAATCGACCCACCCGCGCAGCCGAGCTTCTTGCGCGGTGTGGTGCGTCGCCGTTGCACCGCCGGACGCCTGCGCGACGTGGAGTATGTGGCCCGCGTGCGCGGCTGCGAGGTGCGCTGGAGCATGTCCGAGCACCTGGACCTGCAGGCGGTGCGCGCATGAACGCCGTGCTCGATCTTCTGCGCCAGTCCGGCGAGCCAGTGGCGCTGGCCACCATCCGCGACGCGCTGGGCTGGGATGCCGCCACCGCCAGCGCCGAGCTGAAGCGCCTGCTCAAGGCCGGCGCGATCGAGCGGCGCCACACGTCGGCCGGGCTTGAATACGCCCTGCCGGCGGTGCCGGGGCTTGCGTCCACTGCTGCGCCTGCTGAAGCCGGATCCACGCCGAAGCGCGCCACGCAGCCGCGGCCGCACACGCTGGTGGCGCAGGTGGTGGCCCTGCTGGAAGCGCATGGCGTGCTGTCCGCGGCGCAGATCCAGACCCTGCTGCCCGCCGACCGGGCCGAGCGAGCGGCGAGCAACGGCCTGCTGCGGGCAACGCACGCTGGGTTGGTTTGCAGCGTCAAGGTCCCGGGGCAGCGAACGCTGCTCTACCACGCGGCAACCCGCGCCGTGACCGACGCGGAGATCGCCAAGGCCCTGCGCGCCAACGGCTGGGATGGCGCGTCGCCCGAGGAAGGACGCGGCGTGCCGCCGCCGGACACGTCCAGCGCGCCGGAGTTCACGGCCGACGAGACCCGCCCGGCTGATCCCGTCGCCAAGCCCGAGCTGTCCGGCCCTCAGCCGTTTCGCCTTCCCGGCGCCGACCACTGCGACACCCGCGACGATCCGGTTGGGCTCTACGCGCGGGTCTGCGCGGTGACCGACGACACGGCCGACCTGATCACGGACGGCCTGGCCAGGAACCTGGCGCCGCACGTGCTGCAGGCCCTGCTGGCTGCCCAGCAGCAGCTCAACCGCGCCGCGCGCGCAATTGCAAGGAACCTGGCATGAAGACGAACCGCATCAAGACCGCCGCCGCTGGTTGGGTCCCGCAGTCCCGTGAGGAAGTGACTGCAGCCATCGCCGAGATCGGCCGCGCCCAGCGCGAGCGCCAGCGCATCCAGACGGCGATGAACGACGAGATCGCCGGAATCAAGCAGAGATACGAGGAGCAGGCCAAGCCGCAGGCCGACGTGATCGCGCAGCTCACCCACGGCGTGCAGCTGTGGTGCGAGGCGCACCGGGCCGAGCTGACCCAGGGCGGCCGCACCAAGACCGCCAACCTGGCCAGCGGCGAAGTGCGCTGGCGCATGCGACCGCCCTCGGTCGTGGTGCGCGGCGCCGACCTGGTGATCGAGATGCTGCGCCAGCTCGGCCTCGGGCGCTTCCTGCGCGAGAAGGTCGAGATCAATCGCGAGGCCATCCTGGCCGAGCCCGATGCTGTCGCTGGGGTGCGCGGGATCGCGATCGTCCAGAAGGAGGACTTCCTGGTCGTTCCGTTCGAAACCGAGCTGGAGGAGGTCGCCTGATGGCCCGCCCGCACCAGACGCGCTGTAAGGCCCGCGCGCCGCTCGGGCGCGCCCATCCCCCGTGTGAGACCCCGCGCGGGGCGTCTGCCCCGTTTGCAAACAGCCGTAGGGCCGCTGCCGGGGCGCCTGCCGCCCGGGAGGTCGCATGAACTGGCTCGGAAAGCTCTGTCATCAGGCCCGTCGGGCGGTATTCCGCCAGGTCGCCGCGCCCGTCGCGTGCTCCACCGGCAAGCGCGCCTTCGGGTGTCGCCGCGAGGCGCGTCGCGCGCTGGCGCTGTGGCGCGGGAATGGCATCGACGTACACCGCGCCTACAAGTGCGCCGAGTGCCGGTGCTGGCACCTCACCAGCCGGCGCGCGCGCATGAGCGCCGCAAAGCTGGCGCTCGCGCTGTCCTGTGTCCTGGTGCTGGCCGGGCCGGCTGGCCGACCGCAGGCCCAGGCCCTGGGCACTCAGGCGCGGCCCACCTATGCCGTGCTGGACAGCGAGCAGCGCGACTCGCTGGCGTGCGCAGCCAACTTCGCGCCCCTGCCGCAGGGCGGGTACCTGGTCACCTTCGCTCCTTGCGAGGTGCTGTTCCGGAGCGGGTTCGAATGATCACCAACCTGCTCACTGAGAGGCGCGCTGCCGCGAGAACCCGAAAGCTCATCAAGAATCTGCGGAGAGCGATTGAGCAGCTCGACGGAGACGCCGGCGTCTGGGCGGCTTGGGTCGGCATGGACAAGCCACTGTGCAAACAATTGGAGTTCGTCGCCTTGATGATGCGCTGGCAGCTCGACTGGTTGGAGCAGGAGCTAGACGAGATCGCTCCGCCGCCGCGCCGGAGAAAGGCATGACCCAGGCCAGCCAGGCAGTCGACGCCCGCCGGCGCCGCGCCCAGCTCGCCGCGATCCACGTGGCCAAGGCGCAGCTGCTGATGACCGACGAGGCGTACCGCGCCCTGGTCGAGCGCGTCTCGGGCGAGTGCGGCCCGGCGGTCTCCAGCGCCGGTCACCTGGACGAGCCCGGCCGGCGCAAGCTGCTGGACGAGCTGCGCCGGCTCGGCGCGGCCGCACCAGCGCGCAAGGGCCGGAAGGCCAAGCCCGGCGTCTATCCGGGCAAGCCGCACAACTTTGCGTCCATGCCGGAGATGATCACCAAGATCGAGGCGCAGCTGGCCGACATGAAGCTGAGTTGGGCCTACGCCGACGCGATCGCGAAGCGGATGCACGGCGTGGCCAAGGTAGCCTGGTGCCGGAAGCCGGACCAGCTGCGCGACATCATCGCGGCGCTGCACACAGAGCAGACCAAGCGCGACTGCGGCCGCTACATCGATCGTGCGCTGCCGGCGCTGGGCATGACCGAGGCCGATCTGCTCGCACCCGTCGGGCCCTTCGCGCGCCTGCCGGAGAACTGGCGCCGCCAGGTGAAGTCCCTCAAGGCCGTCTGCAGCTTCCTGGAGCGTCGGGCTGAGGCCGCCGGCGTGGAGATTGACCTCGCATGAGCATGGCCGAGCGCCGCGCCGAGCTGCTGGCCGATGTGGAAGCCCACGTCGCCCAGGTGCTGCGCGAGCTGGGCATCGATCCGGAGCGCGCCGAGCACTGCGGCTGCGCCTTGGCCGATCACCTCGCATCCCACTGGGGCGGTCAGGTGGTCAGCTATCCGATGGACCACGGATTCCGACTCAGCAAGCGCGAGCGCGCCATCCTGGCCGACCGCGATGCGGGCCTGAGCATCCCCGAGCTGTGCCTGAAGTGGCAGATCGGCCAGTCGGGCCTGTACAAGCTGATCAAGCGCGCGCAGCGACGCGCGGCGATCGATGCGCAGCAGGATCTGTTCGGCCAGGATCCCGGCCTGGCAGACGAATCGGACGACTGATTCAAGCCCGAAAGCGGCTTTGGCCTCGGCCACAATACAGCCGCACGTCACGCGCGGAACATGCGGCCCATGTCGCAGGTCGCCACTCCCCGCATCGCCATCTTCCGCGCCGGTACGCATCGCGACCTGCACGGCCGCGATATCAAGTTCACTGCCGAGGACCTGGCCGCGATCGCGGCCAGCTACGACACCTCGAAGCCCGCGCCGCTGGTGCTGGGACATCCCAAGACCGATGACCCGGCCTACGGCTGGGCCGCTGGCCTGACGGTCGGCGAGGACGGTCTGCTGTACGCGGCGCTCGACCAGGTGGACGCCAGCCTGGCCGCCGACGTGCGCGCCGGCCGCTACCGCAACGTGTCGGCCAGCCTGTGGCAACCCGACCACCCCAGCAACCCGAAGCCGGGCAGCTGGTACCTGCGCCACATCGGCTTGCTGGGCGCCGCCTCGCCGGCGGTCAGCGGTCTGCCGCCGGTGAACCTGGCCAGCGACGCGGGTGTGGCCTGCTTCGAGTTCAGCGCACCGTCGCGCCTGTGGGGCTGGAGCGAGGTCGCCTCGCTGTTCGGCCGCGTGCGCGACTACCTGATCGAGGCCATCGGCACCGAGAAGGCCGACCAGGTCGTTCCCCGCTGGCAGATCGATTCCCTGGCGGAGCTGTCTCAGCCCGAGACCGCATCCGCCCCTGCTTTCGCCGCGGCGCCCGGTGCGCCGCCGCCGACCCCGCCCGCGCCCACGACGGAGCCTGCAATGACCCAGCCCAAGAACCCGGCCGATCCGGCCGACTTCGCCGCGCGCGAGAGCGCGCTGTCCGCCCGCGAGCAGGAGATCGCCGCGCGCGAAAAGGCCATCGCTGATGCCGAGCGCCAGCGCCAGCGCACCGAAGCGGTTGCCTTCGCGGCCGGTCTGGCGGATGCCGGCCGCATCCTGCCGCGCCACCAGGCCCCGCTGGTCGAAGTGCTGCTGGCCCTGCCGCCCGCGCCGGTGAGCTTCGCCGGCGAAGGCGGCGAGGAGTCGGCCGCGCCGGCTCAACTGCTGCGCGACTTCCTGGGCGGCCTGCCCGCGCAGGTCCGCTACGGCGAGAAGTCCAAGGACACCGGCGCTGCGCCGGCGGTCGCCTTCGCCGCGCCGCAGGGCGCGCAGATCGACTCGCGCAGCGCCGAGATCGACGCCAAGGCCCGTGCCTTCCAGGTCGCCAATCCCAACACCAGCTATCACGACGCCGTGCGCGCCGTGGGCGGCTGATCCACTGCCCATCCGGAGAGCCTCATGACTCAGTCCCGTGCACTTCTCACGCTCTCGGTTGCCGCCGCGGGCGTCCTTGCCGCCGAGCGCCTGGTGACCGCCGCCGGCGCGTATCCC